CACGGCGTTCTAGATAAGTGAACTCTCTAGCATCACGAGTTATATAGATCTCACCTTGAACGAACTCCATCATCCAGTCTCCATCTGTAGAGCTTCATTATATAATGAACGCATCAACTTGTCAAGTTTTTCATTGTCAACATTGGTTTCGATGGTCTTGATATACTTGGAAAGAATAGTAAGCGTATCTTCAGCCTCGTTCAACAAATCATCTTCGTCGATGGTATCCATGTTGCGGTGATCTTCGACAATAGAAACCTCAAGAGGACCTGCCTCGTATAGCTTCGTGGTAAACAAATCAAACGTGAATGGATTATCTTTATTGGAAACGATCAGTTTTACATACGCGCCAGCATATTTGCTGAAGTCTCTCTCAAGAATTTCTTCTGTGGTCTTATCTTTATCATTGTACCAAACCTTACGAAACATCTTGTATGGATTTTCTATAAACGCCACTTCACGAGTTTCAGTATCCAGAACATGGAATCCTTTAGGGTCATCGTAGTCGCTCCAAGTAAATTCAGCATGACTACCGAGATAGTGAATATTACCAGCAGAGGAACGGTGATGATAATGACCAGACAGTACCAAATCGAACCGATCAAAAACAGACCGGTCATCACCATGACTGACAGGGCTGCCTCGATACATTTCGAAGCCAGCGATTTCAAGATGTCCCATGCAGATCTGAGCATTAGTATTCCTTATCATATTCATAGCATGTTCTCGATTGTCATCACATATCCACGGCATCAACAAGATCTTGACACCATCGAACTCAACTTCAGTCGCTTCTTCGTATAGTACGAAGTCTTCTAGATACGCTTCTCGAATGGCGTTGACTGAATTCGTATTCTTGTAATATGTGTCGTGGTTTCCGATTGTGATGTATGGCTTGATATCTCTTGCGTGTAGAGGTGAAATAAAATCCTCACGCAAGCGTCGCGCTGTATAGATGTTGAGATATTTACGGCGATCAACAAGATCACCGAGATGGATAACAGTAGTGATGCCGTTATCATCAATATACGGAAAGAAAACATTATCTAGAAACTTCTTGCTGTTATCGAGGAAAGCAATCTGATCGTTGCGAACGCCCCAATGTGTGTCAGTAATAATAGCAATCTTCATGACTTATGATATCACGCTGTTTTAGAATTGTCAACCTTTTTACCGCGGCGAATGTTTTTGCTAGACTCAAAGTCTGCCATGAACTTTTCCATCTGCTCTTTAGACCATTCGCCATACTTGATATCTGTATCATGTGATCTGTCGCCGTCTTGCGATTCAGAAGTTTCGCCCATGATGTTGGCATACTCGATGGCAGCATACTTCGTGTAGAGATGTTTCTTTTCTTTTTGAATGCGACGAATGAAGGCGAAGTAGATGATCTGTGTAAAATACGCAAAAGGATTCTGCGACTTAGCTGGATCAAAGTTATTGATATAGAGAAGACAGTTCTCGATGCCGTCAGAGATCATCTCTTCGCGAAACGTATAGTTGGCGAAGTTTGGACGATACGCCAAATGTGTAGCGATCTTCATGATGCACTCGCCAATGTAGTGTGGAATGCGAGGAGACTGCTTGCCTGTGTCCTTAGCTTCATTGACGAGTTTCTTATACTCGACCATTGCTGCATATAGATCTTTGTTATTGACGTAATGTGTTTTCGCTTTTGCCATTAGTGTATAGTTCCTACTTTATTATTTGCAATATTGCTGATGGCTTGTTTGATGGCTCTCTCAGCAATTTTGCCAAGTTCTTCCGCTCTAGATTGCTTTGATTCGCGACTTATAGAATTTAGATATCGTTCAGTGACAGTTTCATCAGCTAAAATATACGTCATAATATGAGTTTTGTCAAGACGTATTTTCTGTTCCATCATAGATTCAAACGGAATCCAACGCATAATTCCTGTTGTAACAATCATAGAAGAAGGGGATTGAATGGCTTCAATTCTGTATGGCTGAGTGATATACAGATATTCAGGCTCGTCGCCTACGAGCTGGACGAGCAGATCTTCGCCATTAGTCAGCTTCAGAAAATAGACTTCGCCTTCCTGCACTATCATCACTCCTTAGTTTGATATTATGTAACTCGTAAGGGAATCCCTCAGAACTATACATCTTGACGCGCTCGATGAGGTGATTTAGAGTATAGTTCTTTTTCTTATTGTGTGACAAGTCATCAGCGACATCAAATAGCGTCATACTATCTTTTGTATCTGAAACACGCAATCCGCGTCCGATTGATTGCAGCGTGCGGATTCTGCTTTTGGTCGGACTCGCGAATATGACGTTGTGCAGATTCTTGATATTTATGCCAGTAGAAAACGTGCCGTAAGAAGCAACGATGATTGCATCTTTTTCTGTTTCGACTATACTGCGAATCTCTTCGCGAGTTTCTCCATCAACACCACCATGCACAAAAAACACTCTACGTTCTCCGCATTTTTCACTGATCATTTCATAAAGCACTTGACCATGTTTCTCAACATATGCGTAGAGTATCAGCGTATTCCCTTTGAGAGATATCGCAAGATTGCGAACGAACTGATTGCGAGGTTGATAAGAAATTATATGCTCGACTTCATCCTGATAAGTACCACTGATCAGTTTCTTGCGCTCTTCGACTGGATGACTTAGTACGAGACATTTTACTTTTATAGAAGCCAACTTCCCACTATCGATGAGTTCCTTCGTATCGATGATCTTATGCGTAGGACCAAACAATCCAGTCAGCACAAGCTCATTGACTTGTGATCCGTCTAGTGTACCAGTAAGACCAAAACGATACTTCGTATTAATCATATTCGTCATGATCTTCGTAAGAGATTGCGCTTTGAACAGATGCGCTTCGTCACCGATGATTAGATCAAACGAATCAAAATACGATTTAGGAAGTTCATAAACCGATTGCCATGTTGATATGGTAACAGACTTATCAGATGCTTTGTCTTGTCCACCAAATACAGTATGAACGTTAGAATCCACATCAAAACCATAATCAGCAAAATCGGAACGCAGCTGATGAACAAGAGAAATAGTCGGAACAAGTATAAGAGCACGACCAGCATAATAACGGACCAACAAATAAATGATTAGTGACTTACCACTAGCTGTAGGAGAAATAAGAATACCACGATTGTTGCGAACAGCGAGAGCGAATGCTCGTATCTGATGTTCGTGCGCTTCGAACGGTAGACCGAGGGATTGCGCGAATTCTTTAGCTTCTGCAAGGGAAAATTCCTCCGAGTCAACAAGCTCTGAATCTATGTCTATGCTATAATCGCGTTCTTCACAGAAACGCTTGATCTCATGTGCAAGTCCTGCATAGACCTGCATGTTGCGTGAGTTCAGCAGACGAATCTTTCCGTCCCAGACTCGCGCCTTATATTTTGGTGAGAACTTGGCTCCAGGCACCTCGAATGTTAAATGCTCCGCGAGCTCGCGCGCGATACCCATATCGCCATCTACGCGAAGCCACGCTTCATTAACTTTAGAGAGTGTTAGGTTAGAATCCATTCGTGAACTTTCGCCACTCGATCGCGGACTTGATGTCATATCCGCGCTTGTGAATGCACTTCATTATCTCAACGATCACTTCAACCTTTTCTTCGAGCAATGCGATGCGTTCATCCATCTTGATGAGATCGCGATCTGAATCTATGTAGCCTTGGACTTCATTCTTCAGCACCTTGTTGAGGAACGGGTCGCGACCTATGCGCTGTAGATCTTCTGGATTGTTTAGATTGCCGAGATAGTAATCACGAAGCGTGCTATAGTGAGACTTCTTCTTGATCATGATCGCACGAAGTTGGCTGCGAGTCTCACTCAGCAGGCGATTGTACTTGGCGTGAAGGGAAGATATGTTCAGTGAGTCAGTATCCAAGTTGAGATCGTCGTACTTGGCGTCTTTTTCCCACATCTCGTAGAGTTCTTCAAGGGTCATTTTGTAATTGTAACAAAATCATGGTCAGTTGTCAATATATTTTTTTCCTTGACAAGTGATAAATTCATTGATATAATTGTGAATGCATCACACCGATAAACTATTCAAAGACGTATCGACGATATCTAAATGATACGGTGGCTTCTAGATATTCTATGGTTGTTATCGTCGATTCAAAAGATAACTCAGAAAGAGATATTGGAAAACAATCATAGAATTTTACCGTCTTATTATAGTTCTTATTGCTTGTAAGAATTGATAACGTGGCGTCAGAAACGAAGGT